TGGAAGCATGTCATTCCCATATGCAAGATAATTATATGGAAAAATCTGATTCTGGTAAATGGATAGTCAATAAGTTTTTCAAATTCTCCGATCATGATAAATGTGGTTATTCTTTAAGAACTTTGAAGTACAATACTGATCGAATATTGGACCTTGATGAATGGGAAAGCATGTTTAAAAAGGTCGACATGGAAATTAAACCACAGTATAAGCTTAAGAAAAAGTCTAATGCTGCTAAGGTCACAAACTTAACAAAATTAGAAAAAGCTAATCCTCAAGCAGGAGAAGACAAAAATGGCGATGAAGTAATGTCTAGTGTCTTATCCAATAATAGTTATAGGATATCATGGATTCCTCATAAGTGTGAAGAAGTTCCAACAAATTTAACTATCGATAATACTAATCTCTTGGGAACTTTGACGTTTTTGAGAGATAGATTAGCAATAATACCTAGGCATTTTGTGAATATACTTACTGCTTATGTCGAGGATGAGTCTACTGAAGTTGACCTTGAGTCTGCAGTTATCTTACATAAAAATACACGTGACGGATTTCGATTTTATAGGAAATTCACATTCGCCAAAATTCTTCGTAGCGAAATGTTATTCTGTAACGAATACATGGAAGCTAGGGATTTGGTTTGTATTTTGTTTGATAAGACTCAAGTTCAATTGCACCGAGACATAACTCACTATTTACCTACTCGTAAAGAGAGTTTTGAAGCTACTAATTTCACTGGTGTTTTGAGAGGTTTTTCTGTAATGGGTCTTACTAGTAGAATAACACATGTTATGGGATGTGATGATATACAAATTAATTACGATACCATTGAAGGTAATGACTCATTCACTTTAGAAACTCCCTTTCATTATAGAGCTGGTACAGAGGCTGGAGATTGTGGATCACTACTCTTTAAAGTTGATGCTAGCTGTAGGAAAAAGTTTTATGGCATACATGTAGCTGGAAAAAGTTTAATGCGAAATGGTTATTCAGCAAGGTTGTGTTTAGAAGATATTGATGAAATCTGTGAACACATTGGTGATTTGTGCATTGATAAAACTATTGAATTTCAAGCATGTATACCTGACAATGATTTGCCTTCTATATTTTCACAACTTTGTGATGTTGATATAAACAGATCTATGAACTATCCTAATAAAACTCAAATTGTGCCTAGTACTTTGCATGGTCAATGGCCTATGCTTAATCTATCCCCTACTAATTTGTCCCGTGAGGCCTATCGTCTTGCAATATCAAAATATTGTAGACCACCAATCCATATAGATGATACTCTCTTTTTGGCTATTTCCAAGGCCACCTTTAATTACATTGTCACCCGCTCCGTTAAGTATGATGCAATTAAAAGGTTATTGACCTGGGAAGAGACTATAAATGGTATAAAGGATGAACCTAATTTTGGACCAGTAGATAGATCTACGAGTCCTGGTTATCCTTTTATTTTTGAAAAGGAGGGTCTTACTGGCAAACTTAAATGGTTAGGTAATTCTCAAGATCCTTTGCCTATTCACGGTCAGCATCTTTTAGAAAGATGTAAGATTATGGAAGACACTCTTAAAAGCAGAGAAAGGTGTCTTGTTATTTACACTGACAATCTTAAAGATGAAAAACGACCCATAGAGAAAGTTCTTTTAAAGAAGACTAGAT